CTGTGCCCAACTCGGACGTGAACTGATCCGTGTAAACATTACAATTGAAACCGATGAAGATGACCTTATTGGTGGTTTCCGCCTTATTGATGGCAACACCGTCTGGCACAATGGCCCAGTCATTGAAGCACTCGAACGAGGAGCTGTCTTGCTCCTTGACGAGATCGACCTTGCCTCTAATAAAATTCTCTGTCTCCAAAGCATCCTTGAAGGGAAGGGAGTTTTCCTTAAAAAAATCGGACGACGAGTTGACCCTGCAAGTGGATTCAACGTCATCGCCACTGCCAACACTAAAGGTAAAGGTAGCGACGACGGACGATTCATTGGAACTAACGTGCTCAACGAAGCCTTCCTTGAGCGATTCCCAGTAACCTTTGAACAGGAGTATCCCACTGCTGCGATTGAACAGAAGATCTTGAACAAGATCTGTGATGATACTGAGTTCTGCAAACGACTTTCTGACTGGGCTGACATCATCCGTAAGACCTTCTATGATGGTGGTGTTGATGAAGTTATCAGCACCCGCCGATTGGTTCACATTGTTCGTGCTTACAATATTTTCAAGGACAAAGCCAAAGCAATTCAAGTTTGTGTGAATCGTTTTGATGACGAAACCAAACAGGCTTTCATCGATCTTTATGATAAGGTTGATGCCGATTTTGTGATGCCCGTTGACGAAGAGATTGCCGCCTGATATAATATGACTAACTCCTGGTCTTTATTATTTGATGAAATGAACTTGTCTGATATTGATTTTATTAGTGCCAACGGTGGATTTGAATACACTCCCGAGAATGAACCTTGGGTTTACGAATCTCCTGACAATGGCAAAACAGTTACTCGCCGTAAACCTGGCGACGACTATACTAAAAGGGAGGTGATTCAAGCTCCCGATCTTCCTAAGTCACCTGACAACGTTAACGGACGTTGGAAGTATCATGAGGATGTGATCCTCAAAGAGATTCAGGGATATCTTGGTGGGACATATAGTGCTCACTACGCTTCTCCTGAATCTAAAACTCAGACACTTGATCTGATCGAAGGCATTGGTGATGCAGAACCATTCTGCAGATCTAATGCAATCAAATATCTTTCTCGATTTGGTAAGAAAGGTGGTAAGTCTAAACAGGACATCCTGAAGGCAATTCACTACTGCATCCTTCTCTATCATTTTGCTGGCCTCTGTAATGAAAATTCGACCCCCTATGAAACTTTCTGATAAAACTCTGACTCTGCTCAAGAACTTCTCCAACATCAATCAGTCCATTCTGTTCAAAGAAGGAGATTCTCTTCGCACCATCAGTGTGATGAAAAACATCCTTGCGGAGGCTCGTGTTGAAGAATCCTTTCCCAAGGATTTTGGTATCTACGATTTGAATCAGTTCCTGAACGGACTGTCTTTGCATCAAAAACCTGAACTTCACTTTGAGAATGAAGGTTACGTTGTGATCAAAGAAGGTCGTTCTAGGTCTAAGTATTTCTTTGCAGATCCTAACGTCATTGTGACGCCCCCTGACAAGTCTCTGCAACTGCCCTCTGAGGATGTTTGTTTTGTTCTGGAGACTGAACAACTGGATAAACTTCTCAAGGCATCTTCGGTCTATCAACTGCCCGACTTGTCTGTCGTTGGTGAGAATGGTGTTGTCAAACTTGTCGTTCGTGATAAGAAGACTGATACTTCTAATGATTTTGCCATCGTTGTTGGTGAGTCTGACAATAATTTCTGTTTCAACTTCAAGGTTGAAAACATCAAAGTCATTCCTGGAACTTATCAAGTTGTTATCTCTAAGAAACTTCTTGCAAAGTTCTCTAGCACCAATTATGATTTGACTTACTATATCGCTTTGGAGCCTGACCTTACATGGGAAGAATGAAACAATATCCTTACGAGATCACCTACAAACTAAACACAACTGGTAACAAACGATTTACCAGACGTGTGGAAGCATCTCATCAGGGTGAAGCAAAAAAACTTTTTGAGGCTGAGATGCCTTCTGCAACTATCATCTGCGCTACTCCTCTTCCACAAAACAAACGATGAAACACATCCTCTTCACTTTGAAGGGTTGTCCTTATGGACTCTGTGATGATGAATCGCACATCAGAGAAATGTTGGTTAACGCTGCAACCCTTTCAGAGAGTACGTTGTTGAATGTGTCCTCCCATAAATTTACCCCTTGTGGGGTGACTGCCATTGCACTTCTTGCCGAATCGCATATCTCGATTCATACTTGGCCTGAGAAATGTATGGCAGTTTGTGACGTTTTTACCTGTGGTGATCATACTATGCCGGAATCTGCGGTAAGATACATGTATGACACCATGCAGTCAACTGACATGGTTTCGGAAAAATTTATCAGACCTTTGGAATGAATATTTTTGTGACGGACTACAGTCCATCAAAATCTGCAAAAGTTTTACCCGACAAACACGTCGTCAAAATGCCTCTTGAGTGTTGTCAAATGCTCTCGATTATTTTTTCTAAGTGGTATTATGATTGGGGTCCACTACCTAAAAAAGATGGTGGATATTATGCGACTACTAAGGGTGCATTTCGTAATCATCCCTGTACTAAATGGGCCGCAGAAAACCATTACAATACTGCGTGGTTGATTTCACATGGTATCGCATTATCCACCGAATATCGTCATAGATATGGTAAAATACATTCATGCAATGATACCCTGTTTGAGGCGAAGAAATTGTTTCATCGCAAATCAAACAAAGCGGTAACGTGTCATACTTTAGCAAAAGACTTCGCCCGAGCAATGCCTAATGAGTTTAAATATGACACAAGCATTGATACTCTTACTGCTTACAAAATGTACATTGTCAGCAAACCTTGGGTTGCATCTAATTATCTTCGTGACCCATCCCGAAAACCAGATTGGATTTGATTTATGAAACTATTGACACTCGAAGATTATCAGAAGGCAGGTGAGACCTTTTGGCCAAAGTATTGGTATGTTGCCAAAGAACTTGGTGAAGATGCCAAGGCAGAGGACATTCTGAAAGTCCTTGAGTCTATTGGCACAGTTGCCTTGAGACTGAAGATGGAAGAAAAAGAAGGTCCTTTTGGATTTAATAAAGATAAAGATAAAGATACTGAAGAGTCCGAATGAATCTATCGTTACAGGAAGTTGACCACATTCTCAAAGCACTAGATGCAATGTCATCCTATGATGTTGCCAGGGCAAGAGAAGTTATCGCACCAGGGGTAACAGACCATGACAAACTAGTAGAAAAACTAAAAACATATCGGCATCGTTTGACACGCCCATGAAAGAGTTTGATTATGATCTTGACTACAAGAAACTTAACTTCACAGATGCAGAGACTCGTAAACTTTATCGTATTGGAAGGGGAGAACAAGGGGTTCTACTGGTACGCCCTTATACAGACGATATTTGTGCTCACTGGAGATTTGTAGATGAAACTGCTGCTCGCAAATCTTCTACTAAGATATACGAAATGTTCTGTCAATTTAAGGCCGAAAGGGACTTCATTGGTATGGACATGGCGAGGAAATTCTTGGAGATGGGTTTTACGAGAGCACGTCGTTATGCTAATCATTCCAGTGGAAGGAAGTACGATAAAATGTCTGGTAAAGTCAGACCCCAAGAGCACGATTGGAGAACAAATACAAAAGCAAAGAGTGCTGCTATTTTTAAGGAAGTGCGAGATAAAGCTGCATATGATGCAGAGTATGTTAAAATGAGAAAGGAGTGGAGAACCTCTGAATGAATAATGATTTCCTTTGGGTTGAGAAGTATCGACCTAAAACTATTGAAGAATGTATCCTTCCGGATAATATTAAAACCACCTTTCAAAGTTTCCTAGATAGAGGTGAAGTACCTAACTTACTTCTGGCTGGGCCTGCGGGATGTGGAAAGACCACAATTGCAAAAGCGTTATGCAACGAACTTGGTGTAGACTATTATGTCATCAACGGATCCGATGAAGGACGGTTCCTTGATACGGTCAGAAATACTGCAAAGAATTTCGCTTCGACCGTATCACTTTCGGGAGCTGGCAAACACAAAGTCATCATCATCGATGAGGCTGATAACACAACAAACGACGTACAACTCCTACTTAGGGCGTTTACAGAGGAGTTTCATGGGAATTGCCGGTTTATCTTCACCTGCAACTTCAAAAACAAACTCATCGAACCCCTCCATTCCCGATGTGCCTGCATCGAGTTTGGAATCAACAATAAACAAAAACCTGCCATCGCAGCAAAGTTCTTCAAACGACTTGGATCTATCTTGGAGGCAGAGGGTGTTGAATATGATCCGAGAGTACTGGTCGAGTTAATCAACAAACACTTCCCTGATTGGCGACGTGTTCTTAATGAATGTCAAAGGTATGCCGTTAGTGGTAAGATTGATACTGGCATTCTTGCAACCTTTAGTGATGTATCCGTAAATGATCTCGTTAAAAAACTTAAAGAGAAAAACTTCCCGGAAGTTCGACGTTGGGTTGTTGATAATTTGGACAATGATCCTAGTGTACTTTTGCGTCGTGTTTATGATGCTCTTCCTACATCCGTGGACGGTCCTTCCCTTGCTGCTGCTGTGCTTATTATTGCTAAGTATCAGTATCAAATCGCATTCGTCGCGGATCAAGAAATAAATCTTTTGGCAGCGATGACTGAAATTATGTGTGAATGTGAATTCAAATGACTAAACCTAGACAGAAAAAATCCAGAACGTACTACTATTTCTGGACATTCATGGCACTCACAGTATTCTGTGGACAACTTTATGTTGGATATGGATACCGTCTCATGCATGGAACCATGCTAGACCTAATTGATAAAGTTGATGGAGTAATGCTCCGTGTAGAAAAACCGAAAACCAATTATTTTTAATCATGCTTGATGTTAAACTGATTCGCGTTGTCACCGGAGAGGAAGTGGTAGCGGAACTTGTTTCAGAGACTCCTGAAACGATTACTGTAAAGAACGGACTTGTAGTCATCCCTCAGGCTCAGAATGTTGGATTTGCTCCGTGGGCTACAGTTATTTCTAGAGACAATCCTGAGATCACTGTGTCTCGTAACCATGTTGTCTATATTGCAGAACTGGACTCTGCAGTGAAAAAGAAGTATAATGACCTGTATGGGAGTAAGTTGATTACTCCGGATGAAAAGAAGTTGGTGCTGTAACTTTATGATCACAATTCCTATTGAAGAACTTAGACATATTATTGAGGAATTTACCACTTACTTTAGTGAGTTTAATCGCATCGATGATTATCTAAGGAAAGTAAAAGAAGAAAAGATCGCCAACCTTGGTATCAATCCTCTGTTCCCACTGGAGGATGATTTTTTTGATTCTTGGGATATGAATCCCGAGGATATGTCTATCGACTTCAATGTCGAAGAGAGTGGGGAAGTATTCAATAATTACCTGGCGATCACAACATCTCATGCCATTGAGGAATCTATTCCTGGTAAGACCATTCGTATCATTGTTCGCGAGACAAACACGAATAAGATCTTGGGATTTATTAGACTCGGATCTCCTCTTGTAAACTCTCGCCCTAGAAACGTTTGGTTGGGTGATACTCCTAATCTGTCTCTACTCAATAGACACACGATTATGGGATTCATTATTGTTCCCACTCAGCCGTTTGGATACAATTGCCTTGGTGGTAAGTTGTTGTCTTTGATCTGTTGTTCACATGAGATTCGTGAACTGATTGATCGAAAATATGACAGCAACATTTGTTGTTTTGAGACGACATCATTGTATGGCAGTACCAAATCTTCTTCACAATATGATGGTCTAAAACCATACCTAAGATTCAAAGGACTTACTGATAGTAATTTTCTACCACTTCTTCCTGGACCATTGTTCAAAAGACTGGAGAAATTATTCAGAGCATATATGAGTAATGATCCCAGTGCCACACTGGTTAAGAAGAATGCGTCTAGTAGAAAACTAAAGACACAACAGAAGATGATTGCGATCATCAAATCAAATCTTCGTGAATATCCGGATGATCTTGCTCAGTTTGAGGCGGGTCTAGAGAAGTTCAAGAATCTGACTGAGAGGAAGAGATTCTATATGTCTGACTATGGATTCCAAAACTCCCGTGAAGTTTTGAAAGGTGAGACTGATGTTCTTGTGAAGAATCCAATCAACTATGACAAGTTCTATATGGAGAACATTGTTAAGTGGTGGAAGAACAAGGCATCGACTAGGTATCAAACTCTCACATCAGAAGACAGACTTCGACGGGAATTAGAAGTTTGGACTAAGGACATGGATATTGATATCATTCGATGACAAAATTTTGGAACATATGGAAGTATTCATTGGGGAGTTTTAGTGACGACAAGACAGCTCCTTACGATAATTATGTTGCTCTCATACGCACCTGTATATTTGTTAGTTACATGGTCACTAACACTTTTATTATATCTGGAGTAATCCGACACTGGAACAATGACACTAGAACTGAAGGACTGGTTGAACTCAATCAACTTTACAAAAAAGGATCTGACAGAAGGGGATCCGGAAGCGATCAAAAAGTATGCCCCTTTCATCGTTAACAAATGTTTGAGTGGATCTGTTGACTCTGTTTTGTTTGCTAATGAGATGAATCTAAGTCATTATCTTGACAAAGATATGCAATATTCTTTTTATCTAAATACTTTGAGGAAAAGAAAGAGGTTCTCTCCTTGGCTCCGAAAGGATAAAGTCCAGGATCTAGAATGTGTCAAACAATACTATGGCTATAGTAACGAGAAGGCATCTCAAGCTCTGAAAATTCTTACCAAAGAACAGATTAACTTTATTAAACAACGACTTGATGTTGGAGGAATGAAATGAGTGGTAGCGTTGATTTTGGTGTGACTTGGGATCCCAACCAAATGGTTGAGATTATTCTAAGTGAACCAGATGATTTTTTGAAGGTTCGTGAAACATTGACACGAATTGGAGTTGCATCCAGGAAGGAGAAAAAACTCTATCAATCTTGTCACATCCTGCACAAGCAGGGTAAGTATTATATTGTTCACTTTAAGGAGTTGTTTGCTCTTGACGGCAAACACGCTAACCTTACTGTGAATGATGTTCAACGTAGAAATCGTATTGCTCAGTTGTTATCTGACTGGGGACTTATTACGGTAGTAGATCAGAACGATGTGTCGGACGTTGCTCCGCTCAATCAAATCAAAGTTCTTGCCTACAAAGAAAAAAATGAATGGACTTTAGAAACCAAGTATAATATTGGTAAGAAGAAGTCTGGTGAACAAAGAGAATCTAATGGCGAAAGTTAATTGGTATCCATGGAGACCTGGGGATGATAATCATCCTCTTTTCATTGATCAAGTTTACATAGGACCAAAGAGATATTTTGATACGGAAGATTTTTCTTCCTATGATTTCTATCATTGCCCCGCTTGGAATTCATGGGCAAAAAATACTTGGGTTTTTCATTCTCAACTTGATTGGGATATTGAATTGATTGACGGTCAAGTTCACGTTCATACTGACCACTTTCACTTTAATGAATTGATGGGCGACATTCAGGTTGTGAATGACGAGATGATTATTCAATTGGACCCATTGTGTCTATTGTGGACCAATAATAAAAATATTTGGTTGGAACAATTATCATATCCTGGTCTGGAAACTATTCCAGGTCAGTTTAAATTGGGTAATTGGACTCGCACATTATCTTTGGCGTTTAGAACTAAACATCTAAAAATCAAACGTGGAGATCCCATTTTTATGATTAGGTTCAATGGTGCTGGTCAAAATTATGATCTGTCAAAAACAAAACCTTCAGAGAAAATCATAAAAACTGCAGAGAAAAATCTTGGTTTGAAGAAATATCTACCCGGAAAGTCCTGGGAATTGTCAACAAAAGAAACGAAATGCCCCTTCTCGTTTCTTTGGACATAAATAATAACGTCGCTTTCGTGCGCGACACGCTACAAAACGGAATATACGCTACTTACACTTAACCAAAAGGGGGAGGTTTCCGAACCTCTCCTTTTTTGTCTTTTGTTATAAATAGGTATGAACGCCGTAAGGGTTCACAAAATACAAACTCGCTTTTATAGGAGCTACTATCATGGTACACCCAGCACCTGGGATGCAGAGGTACAGTACTGCCAACATTCAAAAGTTTTTGAATGACATTGACAGATACTCTATCGGTATGGATGAATGGTTCAATAGATTTGATACCCTGCATCAGACGGAACAGAATTATCCCCCTTTCAACTTAATCAAAGAATCTAACATTGAGTTTAGACTTGAGGTTGCTTGTGCGGGATTCAGGAAAGGCGAACTCAATGTGTATTCAGAGTCGGGTAAATTGTTTGTTGAAGGGCAAACAGAATCCGAATTTGAGGAGACAGAATATGTACACAGGGGTCTCGCCAAGAGAGCGTTCACACGAACTTGGACACTCTCTGATGATGTGGAGGTTGGCGACGTAAACTTTGAAGATGGACTCCTGATGGTCAAGTTGAGGCGGATCATTCCTGACCACCAGAAGAGAAAAGTTTACCTCTAAATAGTTCTACCCTGCATGTCATGCGGATGGGGGAAGTCATTTGACTTTCCCCTCTTTTTTTGTTATAGTACCGGAAGGAGTCCCCTATAGTTATGAGCGTAAAAATTTGTCTGCTGAAGTCTGGCGATGAGGTTGTTGCTGATGTAAAAGAACTGCTGAACGAAGGTCAGTTTGTTGGATATGTGTTCCACAAACCTGTGCTCATTACATATAACAATCCAGAAATGTTGTTGGAGGAGGATGCGGCATCTTTGTCACTTTCTTTTCAACCATGGTTTCCACTATCAAAAACCCGTGACATTCCAGTCAGTCCTGATTGGGTGATCACTGCCGTGGATCCAATCAATCAGATCGAACAAATGTACACCGATTCTCTACTTAGGAAGAAAGATGACGCAGACACCACAGACGAAACCGCCGACTCCGACTCCGGAGCCGGAGGTAATCCAGCTGTTATTCTTCAAGAATAATCCAAATCCCATCATCTCACGAATTGATGATGTTGGATCTGAAATTGGAGAACCTGATTGTAGACTCACTAAACCATATGAAATTGTTGAAGGAGAATTAGTTCCTTGGTTGGCCAGACTTACGGACCAACGACAATTTATGATTCATTCGGATTCCATACTGACAATGGCCAATCCTAATGATACACTATTGAAAAAGTACAAAGAAAAACTTCTGTAATGCGATTTTATACTAACGTTCAAATGGTCGGTGATCAAATCCTTGTTCGGGGATATGAGAATGGACAACGTTATAGCAACCGTGAAATCTTTCACCCAACACTCTTTGTACCATCTAAGAAGAATAGTAAATACAAGACATTAAATGGTGAATCTGTAGAACCAGTGAAACCAGGAACCATCCGCGAAACCAGAGACTTCATCAAGAAGTATGATGGCGTGGATGGTTTTAAAATGTATGGGTTTGAAAGATTCATCTATCAATATATCTCTGAACAATATCCAGAGGAAGAAGTATCATTTGATATTTCAAAGATTAATCTGGTCACGATTGACATTGAGGTGAAGGCTGAGTATGGATTTCCCGATGTTGAAAATGTTGCTGAGGAAATTCTTCTCATCACTATTCAAGATTACAATACCAAAAAGATTATTACTTGGGGTCAGGGTCCATTTAACAACACTCAGTCAAACGTAGAGTATCGCCAGTATCCAGACGAGAAGACTCTCTTGGGTGCCTTCATGGACTGGTGGATGAATAATACGCCCGATGTGGTGACGGGTTGGAATTGTGAATTGTATGACATTCCATACATCACTGGTAGGATTCGTAGAGTTCTCGGTGAAAAACTCATGAAGAGATTGTCTCCATGGGGACTTGTCACTCAGGATGAGATCTTCATTCGAGGCAGGAAACAGATTGTCTCTGACATCGGTGGCATTTCTGTTCTCGACTATATGAAGTTGTATCAATGGTCTCCTGGTACTCCCAACCAAGAGTCCTTTCGACTGGACTATATTGCTCAACAGGAGTTGGGTCAGAAGAAACTGGACCACAGTGAGTTTGATACTTTCAAAGATTTCTACACCCATGGGTGGCAGAAGTTTGTTGAATACAATATTGTTGACGTGGAACTTGTGGACCGAATGGAAGACAAGTTGAAACTTATTGAACTTGCTCTGACTATGGCATATAATGCCAAGGTAAACTATCAGGACATTTTCTATCAAGTTCGTTTGTGGGATTGCATTATCTACAACGAATTGAAGAGGAAGAATATTGTCATCCCTTCAAAGTCTAGAACGTCCAAAGATGAAAAGTATGCGGGGGCATATGTCAAAGAACCGATTCCAGGAAAGTATGATTGGGTGGTCAGTTTTGACCTTAATAGTCTTTATCCTCATCTCATCATGCAGTACAATATTTCGCCAGAAACACTCCTTGATGAACGGCACCCAACGGCTACGATTGACCGAATCCTTAATGAGGAAATAGATTTCGGTATGCATTCTGACAACGCAATATGCGCCAATGGTGCGATGTTCCGTAAGGACATCCGTGGTTTTCTGCCTGATCTGATGCAGAAGATGTATGGCGAACGAGTGATCTTTAAGAAGAAAATGCTCAAAGCTAAACAGGAGTATGAAAAAACACCAACAGAAGCACTCAAAAAAGAAATCGCCCGATGTGACAACATCCAGATGGCTAAGAAGATTAGTCTTAACTCTGCTTATGGCGCTATCGGTAATCAGTATTTTAGGTACTACAAACTGGAAAACGCTGAGGCCATCACCCTCTCCGGACAAGTGTCAATCCGATGGATTGAACGCAAGATGAATGATTATCTAAATACTCTCTTGTCTACAAAGGAAGAGGATTACGTCATTGCATCCGACACCGATTCAATCTATCTTAACCTTGGACCTCTTGTTACTAAATTTCTTAGTAGCAAGTCTGGTGATAAGGTTAAAGTTGTGGAGTTACTTGACAAGATCTGCCAAGATAAGTTGGAACCGTTCATCGAAAGATCTTACCAGGAACTTGCGGAGTATGTTTCGGCATATGAACAAAAAATGATCATGAAACGTGAGAACATCGCTGACCGTGGTATCTGGACCGCGAAGAAGCGATACATTCTCAACGTATGGAACAGTGAGGGGGTTCAGTATGCGGAACCCAAACTTAAGATCATGGGTATTGAGGCGGTCAAATCATCTACGCCTGCACCATGCAGACAGATGATTAAAGACGCTCTTAAACTCATGATGAGTGGAACTGAAGATGAGGTGATTGACTATATTGAGAACTGCCGTAAGAAGTTCACATCACTCCCACCTGAAGAAGTATCGTTTCCAAGAACGGTTAGTGATGTTGATAAGTATCGATCTTATGCCTCGATATATGAGAAGGGTACACCCATTCATGCTAGAGGAGCACTTCTCTTTAATTACTACGTTAAACAGAACAAACTAGATACCAAATACTCATACATAAAGAATGGGGAAAAGATTAAGTTTTGCTACTTGAAAAAACCTAATCCTATTCATGAGAATGTTATTTCTTTTATTCAGGATTTCCCCAAAGAACTTGGATTAAACCAATATGTTGATTATGATCTTCAGTTTTCAAAGTCTTTCTTGGAACCGTTGAAAATCATTTTAGATTCAATTGGTTGGTCCGTTGAAAAAACTATTAGCTTGGAGGATTTCTTTGCATGAAAGACCAGTACACTATCGATGATTGTGAATCAAAACAAGAGAAATGGAATCGTGGACTTGACATCTTTATCGAATCTGTTCACAAACCAGACTCTGCATTGAGACAGTGTGCTCATAATCAAATGTGTTATCACGAACTTATGGATGTTCGTAAAAATGTGTTAGAATACTTGAATACTCTTAGGTGGCATTAATGGATTTTTTGAAAGAGATTGTAAAAGAGATCGGAGATGACTACACAAAACTCGCAGCCGATATTGACGAGACTGAACAATATGTGGACACGGGTTCGTACATTTTTAATGGACTTGTTTCAGGGTCTATATTTGGTGGTGTATCTGGGAATAAGATTACTGCCATTGCTGGCGAGTCTAGCACTGGAAAAACTTTCTTCAGCCTCGCT